TGAAAGATACTATGTTGATGAATTTGATGCTTACAAAGCGTTTACGACACAGCTTCTCACTGGAGATAGGATTGACAATATCCCATGCTTGGCAGGTATTGGCCCTAAGAAGGCAGCTAAAGCTCTTCAAGACGCAAAGACGAAAGAAGAACTTATCCAAGCAGCGTGGGCAAAGTATCAAGAACTTGGACATACGATGGAATACTATACTGAACAAGGCCAGCTCCTGTGGCTAAGACGTTATGAAGGACAAATATGGCAAGTGCCAAACAAGTTGCAACTAAGTACGGATTCCGCAGCGGACTCGAAGAAAGAGTAGCGGAACAACTGGATCAGTTAGGTGTGCAGTATACGTATGAGAAGCTAAAGTTGAAGTACATTCGACCCGCTTCTGAGCATATCTACACACCCGACTTTGTACTTTCCAATGGCATCATCGTGGAGACTAAAGGGAGATTCCTTTTGGCTGATCGTATGAAGCATATCTTGGTTAAGAAACATAATCCAGAGTTAGATATAAGGTTCGTGTTCAGTAACTCCAACGCCAGAATCAGCAAAGCGTCAAAGACTACGTATGCTATGTGGTGTCGGAAACACGGATACATGTTCGCTGATAAGACTATACCTGAGGAGTGGATCAATGAACGGAGTGAATGCACATGAATGTTGAGTTTATTAGAGACAATGAAGACGGAGGTGCAAGTTACTCCTTTGATTTAACAAAGGAAGAAGCAGAATCTCTTCTACGACACGGTATACTAGAAGCCCTTAAAGCAGGTATTCGTGAAGGTGATCTACTGAAAGTTGAGAACGAAGACTTGCCCGGAGGAGTAAATCAATGAATGTTAGTGTTTACAAACGAGAAATATACTATGATTTTTCAAATGCAGAAGTAGACTTCTTAAAATCTTTGGAATTATGGGATGAGTTAAAAAATAAACTTAACTCATATGAACAAGTGACTATTGAAGGGTATGTGCGCGATGAGCAAAGTTAAGACAGTATGGGCAACACCAGAAGGTGAAGACTTAGTGGCTTACATGGCTCGGGTGTCCGCACCGGAGAATCAGGACAACAAGGAAACAGCACCTAAACTTATCAAGTATCTGATCAAGCATAAGCACTGGAGTCCTCTGGAGATGGTTAACATCTGTATGGAGATTGAGACAACGCGCGACATTGCACGACAGATTCTGCGACACCGTAGCTTCAGCTTTCAGGAGTTCTCTCAGCGATACGCTGTTGTGGGGAACTATGAACTGTCGCAGATACGTTTGCAGGATGTTAAGAATAGGCAGAACAGTCTCGAAACTGATAACCCTCATCTTGCCTATTGGTGGGAGGGAGCACAGAATCGAGTCTTGAATGATGCTAAGTTCATGTATGAATCTGCCCTCAAGAAGGGAATCGCTAAAGAAGTTGCTCGAAAGTTGTTGCCAGAAGGGTTGACAATGAGTAGAATGTACATGAACGGTACTTTGCGTAGCTGGTTACACTACATTGACATTCGATGTGATGCAGCCACTCAGAAAGAGCACCGTGAAGTAGCTGAACTTTGTAAGCTAGAGATTGGTAAACACTTTCCAACAATATTGGAGGCAATGAATGACACTTGAAGAGTATCAAGACCTAGCGTTTAAGACGGCACTGGCATCGGCTAAGAACCCTGCATACATGATTACTAACCTTACCTCTGAAGCAGGTGAAGTGGCTGGTAAGTATGCTAAGTGGATTCGAGATGGTGTCTTGGACGAAGTAGGAATGAAGAAGGAAGTTGGTGACGTACTGTGGCAGATCGCTGGCCTATCAACTGTGATGGGCTGGAGCTTGGCAGATGTTGCAAGTCAGAACTTACGTAAGCTGGCAGAACGCCAAGCTAACAACACTTTAACCGGATCAGGAGATGAACGATGAACTACGATGATGAATATAAAGACCACACAGGTTATGCCTTTCAGTATACAGATTGCGATGGTAAAGTATACAATGCAACCATTGAAAATCCCGGACCTACATGGATGGAGGCTTTGAATGACTATGTGAAGTTCCTTGAATCCGTGTACAAGTATGATATTCAATCTGACATTCGTTTGAAAGAGCCTCGCTATAAGAAAGAACTAGATAAGATTCACGATTATATTGATCCTTGGACAGGTGAGTATTTTAATGATGAAGAAGATGAAGATAACCATTCTCGCTTTGGTACTTGGTAAATATGAAAATCTTAGTTATTCCTGACTGTCAAGTCAAAGAAGGAGTACCTCTTGAGCACCTTGAGTGGGCAGGTAAGGCAATTTGTGACTATCGACCTGATGTTGTTATCAACATTGGCGACTTCGCAGACATGCCTTCCCTGTCCACTCACGATGTTAAAGGGTCTAAGTACTTTGAAGGTCTTCGATACAAGAAAGATGTAGAGGTAGTTAAGGAGGCTATGAAGAAGCTTCTGCAACCTCTGCGTGACTTGCAGAAGACTCAGAAGGATACCAAACACAAGGTGTACAAGCCTCGTATGGTGATGACCTTGGGTAACCATGAGAATCGTATCAATCGTGCTGTGAATAATAATCCTACATTGGAAGGACTTATCAGTGTTGATGATCTTGACTATGCGAAGGATTGGGAAGTTCATACTTTTCTCCATCCCGTCTTTATCAATGGTGTTGGCTTTAATCATTACTGGCCTGTGGGAGCGATGGGGCGACCTGCTGGTAGTGCTGCTGCTATTATCAGTAAGTTACATATGTCTTGTGTTGCAGGTCATCAACAGGGAAAGCAGATCGCTTATGGTAAACGTGCTGATGGTAAACCAATATGTGCTATCATTGCTGGTAGTTACTATATGCATGATGAGGATTATATGGACCAACTGAGTAACAAGCATTGGCGTGGCTTGGTTGTCTTGAATGACGTCAAAGACGGTGGCTTCGATGAGATGCTGCTGTCCATTGAATACCTAGAAAGGAAGTATGATGACAGTAAATAAATGTGTTACTTGCTTCTACGCAAAGATGGATAAGGAACTAGAGGCTCCTTGTGTTACCTGTACCGGATATTCTAATTGGGTTCCTTCGGATATGTATACTTCTGATTCTACCGATGAAGACTTCTGGTTTGTAACAGATACGTCAAAGTATGACACGGTTAGTAAGCCTAAACACTATATGTTGTTTGAAGAGCAAGGAATTGAAGTTCGTGATGTGATTGAGAAGCTGGTTAAGAAGATTGAATGGTATCCCGAGGGATTGGCAATATCTGACTATGTGCAGATGATGCAATACCTGATGCGCTTCATGGACAAGAACGGTGTTGAAGATTTGAGGAAAGCCAAGTGGTACTTGGATAAACTGATTGAAGCGTATGATGAATCTGACTTTTGAAGAGATTAAAGAGAAGCTTGCGATGCTGGATGAGATTACTTTGTTGGAGTTGTTAGACATCACCAGCTATGATCTTGTTCAGCGTTTCGATGACATCATTGAAGATAATTTAGATAAACTAGAAAGAGAAATTGAATGACCCCATATAATGAATACATTGCCAAGAGCCGCTATGCCCGTTACTTGGATGACAAAGGACGCCGAGAGCATTGGCCTGAGACAGTGGCACGATACTTTGACTTTATGGAGAACCACCTAAAGAAGAACCATGACTACACACTGACAGGTGAACTTCGTAACAAGCTTCAGACTGCTGTAACTAACCTTGATGTTGTGCCTTCAATGCGAAGCATCATGACAGCAGGGGATGCGTTAGAGCGTCAGAACATTGCAGGGTACAACTGCTCATACTTGCCTATTGATGATCCCAAAGGCTTTGATGAGGCAATGTACATCCTCCTGTGTGGTACAGGTGTAGGCTTTAGTGTGGAGCAAAAGTATGTCAACAAGTTACCGGATATTCCAGAGAAGTTGTATGATAGCAATACTGTGGTGGCTGTTAAAGACTCCAAAGAAGGATGGGCAAAGGCTTTACGACAGGTTATCTCCTTGCTGTATGCTGGAGAAGCGCCAAAGTGGGACGTGTCTAGTGTACGACCAGCAGGCACTCGACTTAAGACATTCGGTGGTCGCGCCTCCGGGCCTGAACCACTTGTTGACTTATTCAAATACGTTACTGCTAAGTTCAAAGGAGCTTGTGGCCG